GAAAGGATAGACGAACTATACCCGTTGGTGACCAGATCGGCCTCGGTAACGGCGACACTGACATCGGGCCGGGGGAACCGAATTGTGATGCGTTCCGTGGGGCGTGCGGCCAAGCGGTAGGGGTCTAGCTCATCCGCGCAGCCCTCAGAGCACACCAGCAAGCCGGGGACGTTTGGGTCATTACGCGCCGTTGAATGCGGCCTTTTGAGACGACAACGGTCACAAATAAATATGGCAATGTCCGAGCCGCCGAGAGTGTCAAGGAAGCGTGACATCAGGGGTTACTCCAACGGCATTCAACGATGTGCGCATAACGTGCGGTGCGCTGCCATATCGAATTTCGCCCAAGACTTGAGTGAGCGCGCTTATGCGACCCTTTACCGATGTAAAAGATTTTTCCATCGGGCTTTTGATGAGCATAAGTGTAATGATTCATCTTGTGTAAACACTTATGTTCGGGCTCAGCATTATCGGACTTTTGTCTCTCTCTTCGCTCTCGGCATCGTTCAGGTACTGGGCGGCCATCTTTTCCAAATACGCCACCCGGTCCAACGGCACGCCCGGCAGCTCAAGGCTCATCCGGTGGGACAGGTTCATGAGCACGGCCTCGTACCAGCGCTGTGGAATCTCCAGCTCGCCGTTCAAGGCGCCCACGTCCATGATCTGGCGCGAGTACCACACCGTCATCTGCACGAAGTAGTTATCAGGAACCGGCCACAGGTACAGCTCGGGCTGGGGAATGGTGCGGTTGAACCAGAACTGGAAGGGCTGGTTGGCTGTGAAGTTTTTGTTGGGCAGGTTGGTGTAGTCGTCGCGGTTCAAACGGGACATGGTGATCTCGCGCGAGGCGTTGCCAAAGTACAGCTCGCGCAGGCCCAGCGTGGTGCCGCCGGTGGCGCGCATGCGGTAGAAGCGGACGTTCTGGCCGGGGTCAATGTCAGTCCATATCCACTGCTGGTCCGTCACGGTGACGTTGGTGCCCGTGGCCAAGGTGTTCCACGTGGAACCTACCAGCGAATACTCGATCACGTAACTCCAGACCGCACTGCCGCCGCTGGCGATGTAGGGCATGATGCCCACCGAGCCGATGTACTGCGCGTTGTTGGTGCCGTAGTCCACCGCCACGTTGCCGTTGGCCGAGGTCTGCAGGCAGTACGTCAGGATGTTGTCGTCGGCGGCTGCTTCCGCGATACCGCCTGCGGAGGATGTGTAGGCGCCCGTGGGCTGGTACATCTGCCGGTAGAGCACGTTCAGGGTGTCAATGGCCCCCACGGGCAGGGTGTAGATGTACTGGTTGGCGTTGAGGCCGATCACGTCCTTGTTGATGGCCCAGTAGTTGATGCCCAAGTTGGCCAAGTTCGACAGGAAGAAAAACAGGGACTCACGGGCGGATTGCACTTGCTCCACCGACAGCTCTTCAGCCAATTTACCGCAACGTCGGGCGCCGTGGTCGATCAAGGTCTGGACGGAAATTACCGTCTGGCCGATAGTGCCGGAGTACGCCATGTTGTTTCCTTACCAGCCGGGGCAATCCCAGCGTTTTAATGATGCCTTTGCGCGGGGTGCATCACCCTTGGAGTGTTCCACCACACCGCTCATGCGGGCACAAAACGAGTCTTTGCGGGCGCCGCCCTTGGGCTGGGGAGCCTTCAGGTCGGAGCCTGTCTCCCGATTGTAGCGGGCGCGTCCTTTTTCGGTAAGGCCAGCGCCCTTGGCCACCGACAACTTCTCGCCCCGGCCAACAGCCAAGGAGGGGCCGCCTTCCTTTAGCGTGGCCGTCTTGGCCGACTCTTTAAAGGCCTTGGCGCCGGGCTTGCGCATGCGCTCATCTGAACCCTTGGCAATCCGTTCCTGCTTCGCGTGGATGTTTGCGTACAAACCTTGCTTGGCCATGGCGAGTCCTTACCAGCTAGGTGAGTTCTTGGAGCGCGTTACTGAGGACACGCGCCGGGTGGTGATGTGGCCGCCCTTCTTGTAGCCCAAGGGGTTGACCGGTGGGTACACAGGTGCCGTGGGGCTGGGCAGCGTGGGCGGCAACTGGTTGCTGTCGTCCAAGGCCCTTTGCTCCATACGGCTCGTGTCGCGCGACGCGATGGTGGGTGTATTGGGTGTGCTGGAGAGCATGCCCCCAAGGCTGGCCACGCCGCCGTCGGCCATCTTCTTGGGCTTAATGAATTCCTTGCCGACCTTCTGAGGCACGCCGCCGAAACCACCCTTGGTGTGGGCAGCGGCCTGCATGAGACGTTTTTGGGCTGGTGATTTGGTGGGCATGGTTTAGTCCGGGTTCTTGACCAAAATACCGATGGCCACGGTTGCGATCCCTAAGCCAGCGCCACTAGATTTGCACTGGAACTGCAGGTCCGTCTTCTCTGAAATTGCAATTGGGTAGGGCCGTGTAATTGCGTAGGTGTTCAAGAACGGAGCGGTAAGCACGACGTTGGCAATGCCCGTGGAGCTGGTGAGCAATGCGCGGAAGGTGGCATACACACCGGATGTCACCGAAGTTGACGAGAACGCGTCGAACTGCGTCAAGTACGCGGTATACCCGGCGGGGACAGTATTGACCGACATGTTGGTGCGACCATTACCAATCGTAATTTGGGCGTAGGTAGTTCCACCAGCATTCTTGACGTACACCGTGCCAACAGCAACTCCCGAAGTTGTCACCACACTATTGATGCGGAAAAACGACTGGGTAGTTGTGACATCAGTGGTTCCGTTCAACGTAACCGACTCGCTGACGCGAGCATAAGTTGCGTCAAGGCCGGAAATCAAAATAGTAACGGCGGTGTCAGATGCGGAACTGCTTGATGCAACCATGGTCGAGGCAACGGTGGGAAACACGTAAGCCGCGTTGTTTTCCCACACGGCAACAAAGCTGGTGCTGACCGCACTAGCAAAACCAAATACGTTAAGGACTTCGTGTCCCGCAATTTGTCCGCGAGCGACTTGCAGCTCAAACGGTTCGTAAGCGCCGACGCGCGTTACTGAAGAGTAGGTACCCATAATTTTCTCCAAGTGAAAGTAGGGGGCATTTTAAGCCCCCTACTTGTTACCGTTTAGCGCGCCCGCCTTGCTTGCGAGCAAGGGGTGGGTTCACAAGTCCCCGGCCAGCTCCTGCTTCCGATTCCGAGCCCATGCCAAGCAACTTCTTCATGCTACCCACCGGGTCGCGGAAGGCGTTTGCTGTGCTCATGTCGTCATCGCTCGGGCCGATAGCCTTGTCGTACGCGCCCTTGGATGCGTCCACCAAGTCGGAACCGACTTTGCCGCCCTTCTTGAAGGTACCGGATTGGGCAGTATTGCTCACCGGCTTTGACACCGGCTTGCTAGGCATTGCCACGGCGCGGCCAGTGTCAACACCGCCCCCCGTGGCGAAATGCTTTTTTGAAGCACCGCCTTTTTTAAAGCCGCCAGCGTTGCCGTTGCGCACGCCGCTCGTACCGTGGGCCGGGTCAAAACGGTCACCAGTATTTGCTGCGCGGTTTTCCCAATCAGTGTTGCCACCTTTTTTGTAACCGGCGGGCTGGCCTTCGATCGCGCCACCGGTCTTGTAACCGGCAGGCTTGCCCATCTTGACTGCGCCAGTGCCCTTGGCGGTGTCCGTCTTGTCGCCGTCGAGCATCTTGGTGTTCTTGAAGGCTTTTTCGTTACCCTCAATGGTGCCGCCAGAAGCGAACTTCTTACCGGCCATGGCCTTCTTGATCATGGTGCGATCTTGGGCTGCGTCGTCGTGCTTGGCCTTGCCGCCCTTTTTCATGGCAGGCATGCCGGGTGCAGCGGGGGCTGCCATAGGGGCTGCAGGAGCAGCACCCATAGCGGCTTTGCGCGCCATCATGGCCTTGAGCATGGCCGCCTTGCGGGGGTCCATCGGGGCTGCCGCAGGGGCAGCCATCGCTGGCGCGCCCATCATGCCGCCCATGGCCTTCTTCTCTACCTTGCCGCCCTTTTTGGAGTTCAGCAGGGCGCCAGACATCGCCTTGCGGCGGTCCGACATCGAAGGCTTCTTGGGAGACTCGCCTTCGCAAGCCTCTTCAGAATACTTGGCCTTGAAGGACTCACCCTTCATGTTGGTGTGACCGTTCTCGTCCTTGTGAGCCGAGGCAACGTGACCGCCTTTTTTCAGTTTCAGGATCACCGAGGGCTCGGTAGTTTCCATCTTCACCATAGGTTTAAATTGGCCCATGATCTACTCCTTATGCTTGGGTCACGCCAAGGGCGCCGACACGGGTTGCATTGGGGCCTACAGCGATGCCGGGCAGGGCGATGGTCATGACCAAGCGCTTGATGCCATCGGAAGCCGTTGTGGGAGTGAAGGTACCGCGAACGTCACCAGTCGAGGTAGTGGCAGTGGCCATATCGGCAGCAACAAAGGTTCCGGCATTCTGCAGGAGCGTATTGTTCCAACCCACTTTGACCACGTAGCCTGCGTCAAAACAACGCACTGGCAAGCCAAACACGTCGGTGGTACCAACGGTGAGGGCCGCGCCAGAACCGCCGCCTGCACCGGTCACCGAAGCGATCTGGTAAAAGGCCTTCTTGCCGGGCGTGGTGGCATTAGCGACCGAAGTGATCACTTCGCTCATGGCTTGGCCGTAGAAGTCGTACCCAGCCACTGTGTAAGCGCGGGCGGTACCGGCGGGGACCAAGCTGATGGACACGGCACGCGGCGCAGCCAACTGGATCACGGTAGTACCGTCAGAACGAACAACCGACTTGGCCGAAGTACCGGCGGTCAGCGTCAAGGCGCCAGCGGCAGCAGGTGTCTGCGATGCGGCGATATTCGCGGCTTGCAGGGTCTGCGGCACGCTGTCCCAGATGTACACGCGGCCCAAAGGTCCAACGCCCAAGTCCATGGGAGAGGGGTTACCGTAGCCGCTAATACCGGAGGAGGTGATCGTGATCGCGCCGGTGGCCGAAGACGATGCGCTCAGGGTGTAGGTTCCCGTTCCGCCGTTGCCGGTACCGAAGGCCGTAATGTACGAGCCTGCAGTGATACCGGTGCCGCCCACGTACTGGCCCACTACCAGCGGATCGCCGGACTGGACTTGCGTGATGGTCATCGTGGTGGTGGTGACTGAACCGGCGAATACGCCTTCGGTTTGAGTCTGGCCGGTGCCCATGTACGTTTGGGCTGGGCCTAAGAATAGGTCGTCTGCGAATGAAGGCATGGTCTGCTCCTTGAAAAGTTTGACCGATGTTAAAGAAACTGGGGCGGGGGATTAAGGCCCCCCGCCAAGACCTTGGCCGGTATTAGATACCGGGAGTGCCGTAGGCGCAACGTGGGTCGGTGAAGCCGACATCGTAACGCTCAGTGGCCTTGTAGCGCATCGAATCAGTCTCGAAGTCGCCTTCCATGGTCTTCTCCAGACGACGGCGCATCAAGAGCTTGAAGCCCTCGGGAGCGTCGGTCTGGACCCACCATGCGTTGGCGCTGGTCAAGCGGCTGATAACGGCGGCGCCTTCGTCCAACAAACCGATGGATTTCACCGGGTTGATGTCGTTATTGGCGTTGCCGGTACGCAGAACCGACTTCAGCAGCACTTCAGCTTGGAACACGTTGCCGGGGGCAACGACCAACTGACGTGGCACCAAGCGGATACGCTTGCCGTTGTTGTCCACCGCTTGACGAACTTGGATCAGCATCTGTTCCAAGGAAGTCTGCGACAGCACAGCGGAGGTAGCCAACTGGTTGCTGAAGGTACCGTTCACGATTGGGTGAGCGTTGCTGATCAAGGACACGCCGTCGCCGCCTGCATACGCGCTGTTGAAGGCGGTATTCAGGACGTTAGCGGACAACAATTCCTTGGTTTCCACCAACGATTGTGCCAAGTGACGTGCGTACACTTGACCCAAACGGATGTGGTCGCCGTCTTCCACGAGGACCTTGGTCAGGGCAAAAGCCAGACCGTAGACCTTGTAGACGTAGCGCTTCAGGAACAGCACGCCACCTTGTTGGTACGTCACCGGTGTGCCGTCAGGCAACTGGGGTGCAGCACCGAAACCGTACAAGACGGGTTCTTCGTGGTAGTTGCGAGGGATGCCGTCTTCTTCACGGAACACGCGGCTCCATTCGTCGGCGCGTTGGTCATAGACTCCGTCAAAACATTCGTTGAGGATAGGCTCAACGATGGAACGGAAGTCTGTACTTCTCATTGGTGCAGCCATTGTTTATTCTCCTTATGCAATAGCGTTTACGGTGCCGAAGAACTGCGAGCGCGAGTTCACGACGCGAACGATGACGAATGCGTCACCCCAAGCGTTATCGACGTAGGGAGCGATGTCAACGACGCGCATATCGCCGGGGTTACCGTTACCGACGGCAGTCGAGACGCCAAGGGTGGCGGCAGACAGACCGGTGGTGGCGGAGCCAGCAGCGATGTTGGAGAAGTTGTAGGCGTTACCCAAAGAGGTTTGCGCGATGGTAGCGTCCGATTGAATTTCGTAAACGATGTTTTGATCGTTGTAGAAATACGCGACGCACGAACCAGCTTGGAACGCAGTAGCTGCGGGCCAGTAGTTGGAGATGCGACGACGACCGGTGGTGTCGGTCCATTCAACACCAGCGAAGGCGCCGGACCAAATAGCACCAACGGTGGCGATGATGATCACGCCAGCGCCAGCACTGTATTGAACAGGTTGACCTTTGAGGATGTTGCTGGCGTAGCCAGATGTGATGCCGTTAGCCAGCGCCTGAGCGCGATCCAGACCCGAAGGGTGAAACGCGGGGCGGAGGCCAAACGGAGCAGAGGTAGAACTCATATTAAACTCCTTAGTTAACCGGAAAAGACCGGCGTACGGTTTGGTTGCCTATCAAAATTGCCCATCATTCCTTCGCCTTCAACGCCGACCAGCGACTTGCCATTACTGTCCCGCGCGCCTTGGAGCTGCTCCACTTGGACGCGAATTTTTTCCGCTTCCTCTTGGGGCATCTCGTGGTGCATGTGCATCATGATTTCTTGGTAGACATCCATGGGCAGTTTGAACAGCAACATTTCGTTGCAGGAAATATAGCCAACATGCTCCCCGGCCTTCACGCGATAGTCTTCATAGCCCGGTAACTCTTCAGATTTAACTGGAACGTACCCGAGGCGAATTCGCTTATCAATGGAGTCGTAGCTGTTGGATGTTGAAAGCCAGCAAAGATGCCACCCGTTGAATTCGGGTAGTTTGGGCAGTGCTGATTGCGTCCACTCTTCGCTCCACATCTTGCGACGTTCCTGCGTAGAAATGAACTTATCTTCAGGTGCTCGGCGGCTTGCGTCCTCGCTTGCGCGATCATTGCGTCCACCAGCATTGAGAGATTTTTTGAGGCGTGATTCAGTCATGATTAGTTACTCCGGGGGTTACGTGATTCGGCTGCATATCGTTTTACCATCTTGGCGCGCTTTTCGGGGTTATCCCACATACCAGCGTCCTTCATCGCACGCACCTGTTCGGCGGTGAGAGTAAAGGTGCGGTTTGTGCCCCCGTATGCGGCTGATGCTTCACGTCCTGAGCTTCCCACGGTATTCCTTGGTGTTCGTCGGTCTGTATCACGCTTGTCTGACGCGCCATTATAGTGATGCGGCAAATATTTCTGCAAGCGATTATCCAATTCGTCCCAATAATCGCCTGTTCCGGGGTTCCAGCCCTCTTTTACGAGGGTTTCGTCGATCTGTTTGGCGATTTTGCTGTCTTGGTCCGATAAATCGGGCTTGTACCAGCTATTTCGCTCAATCCAAGTGCTCGCATGACGCTGTACACCGGGGTCGATGCTCGGCGCGGCGGCCTGTTGGGGCTTACCCGCGTCCTTTTTCAGCCGGGCAAGATTTTGGAGCTGCTCACGGGCCTCGTACAGCAGTTCCTGCGCCTTTACAGCGTTCTCGCCGTCGCCGGAGCCGGTGGCTTCGGCCAATTTCATGCGCGCGTACTCCATGCGCACCTGTTGGTCCTCGATTGCCTTGTCGATACGGCCCACGTCGTAGGCCTGCGTCTTCTGCTCCACGCGGGAGAGGCGGTTGCGCAGGTCTTCGTTCTCGCGTTGGATGGACTGCAGGCGTACATCCTTCTCTTCGTTGGTCTTGCGGATCAGGTCCTTCTTGGAGCGGCGGCGGGCACGGCGCGCGGCGCGCACGGCTTCGCTGTCATCGGGGTGGTCCTCGTCGCCACTGTCCTCGGACTGGGCTTGGCGGGTATCCCCGTCATCTGCAGGGAGGATGCCCTCGGGCAGCTCCACCGTGGCGGTGCCGTCTTGGCCCTCCTCGATGTGCAGGACTTCATCTTTTTCTGGTTTGGTTGCCATGGTGTTTCCTTAGACGTAGGCTTTGAAGGAAAGCGGGTCATCGGTGACCTTCGCAATAACTTCGTGGTCGTTGATGGTCATGAACAGGACCGGGCTAAGGTCGCCATTTTCTTCGTCGGTAA